GTCCGCGTGCCGGCCGGTCTTGAGTTGCGCGGTGGCCGAACCGAACTGCTCGACCACGGACGCGGCCTTGCCGACGTGGGAGCCTACGGTGACGGCGCTGGAGAGTCGCGAGCCTTCCTGCTGGAGCAGGAGCTCGACGTTCGCCTTGTACTGTTGTACTGATGCGGTGGTGATTGCGGCGGGCATTTCAGCCTCCGAAAATTGTCAGGAAAAACCCAGTTGCACCGATCGGCTGGTGCCGCCTGGCTTATCCCTTTCGGGGGCCGCTTGCGGTCGGCTGCTACTTGACGGGGGCTAGATGCAGCCTTGTCCGTCGTGCCTACCACAACTTCTAGTATACCACACTTTTCCTATCGCTAGGTGCTTCCTAATAGCTAGGCGCTACCGCTCCTGTTTCTTCTTCCCTTCAAGCACCCAGTCAGCAAGTTTTTGCGCCGCATCAAGAATCCCCGCGACGTGGCCGTCCTTGTGCGCGCCGGAAACACCGGACCACGCCACCGCCTCGACGCAGCGCAGGCGAACCTGCACCGCATCGAGAGGCTCCTTCTGCGTCACCGCGGCGGTCGGCCTCACGCCGGATACATGATCTTGAACAGATCGGACTGTTTCTTCTTCGCCGCCTCATGGCCCGGGTGCTGCGTGTCCTTCAGCGCGGCCGTCGCCACCGGGTCGATCTTCATCGCATCCCATTGCTTCTTCGCTTCTTCCGGCGTGACGCCGCCGAAGCTGCGGGTCTTGTCGCCGGCGGCGACGAAGTTGTCCTCGCCCATGCGCGTGCCGAGATCCGCGAAGAACTTCCAGGTGCCGGCGTAGCCGACCGTGCGCTCGATCGAGTCGATCATCTCGGGCGTGAAGCCGAGTCCCTTCGCCGCAGCGGAGGCCGCGTTCATCTTGCGCTCGTGGCCGTCACGCCATTCGCCGAGAAGCGCTTTCTTGTCGGTGTCGACGGAGAGCCTGTAGTCAGCTTCCTGCTTCGCCATCACGCCCTTGATGTACTCATTGTGCTTGCCGGTGAGCGCCTTCACGGTCTGCGCCGGCAGGCCGAGCTCGTGGAAGGTGCCGCGCGCCCAATTCACGTAGCCATCATCGAGCGCCATGCCGCTATCTGGCTTCGCGAACTCGTACTTGTCAGGCGACGCCGGGCGCCCGAGCTTGTCCATCACTTGCAGGAAGCCAGCCGGATCGTCGGCGCGCGGCATGACGAGCAGGGTCGACGGGTCGCGGCCGATCAGCTTCTCGGCGCCGCGGTAGCCGTTGATGACGTCTGTTGGTGCCTTCCAACCCTTGTTCTCGATGTACTGCACGTCGGCAGGCTCGGTGAAGCCGTGCCAGGGGGCGTTCGCCGCCGGAGCAGCGGCCGGTGCGGCAGCGGGCGCGGCAGGGGTTGCGGCTGGAGCGGCGGGTGCTGGTGCAGCAGTCGTCATGGCTTATCCTTTCAAGGGGCCGTAGTTACAGTCCGAGTTCTCTCAGACCGTTTGTGAAATCGTCGGGGTGCAGAAGCTCCATGCACGCGTTGTCGCCGTACACGCACTTCGTAAAATGCAGGGTCGTCATCGGCCAGTTCGACTGGCAGCCAGCGCACTCAAGGTTGCGCGGCCCGACGTAGCGGGCGCGGAACTCGTGGCTGCCGTGGCGCGGGATGTAGCGGTGCTTGGGCAGCGTCGTGCCGCTCGCGAAGACGATCGGCACGTCCGTCGTCCCGGCCAGGTGCAGCGTGCCGCCGTCGACACCAACTACCGCGGCAGCGTGCCCGAGAAGATCGCGCAACTCGAGGAGCGTCGTCTTCTCGCGCCAGTCCTTGACGGACGTGAAGACGTCCGCCGGCAGCATGTCGGTCTGCTCGCGCATCACGATCGCCTTCAGCGCGCCGTCCACTTTGGTCTGCGTGTGGCTCGTCTTCGTGCCGGTGATGACGACGCTGTAGCCGTGCGACTGGCACCAGCGCATGATCGGTCCCATGACGGAAGCGCGAAAGAGCTTGTTGTCGCTCGTCGCTCCGACGGGGAAAACGACGTACTCCTCCTCGATCACCCGCGGGCCGAGCGACGCCTTCGTCGGGTAGCAGCGCTCCTCCATCGTCTCGGGGCGCGCATTGATGAGGGTGCCGAAGGCGTAGTCGACCATGTGAACGCGGCAGCGCGTGTGCTGGTCGTACACGAGTCCGTTGTAGGACATCGCCTGGTCCTTGTCCTCGCCGTCAGGGCCGCGCCAGCCTTCGCGCTCCGATTGCTTCTGCGGAAACTTCAGCAGATCGCGAACCTGGAAGGCGCCGTATGGAGCCAGAAGGTGCTCGACGAGCGCGATGTGCCACGGTGGCACCCACACGCGCATGATCGGCTCGGTGGGATAGAACTTGCGCGCGAAGACGACCGCGGGCAAGGACGAGATCATGTCGCCGAGCGCGGCGTTGTTCATCACGAAATTGTGGACGTCGGTCGTTACGACTTGTCCCTCGCGGTACATCAGACGTCCCTTCCGTCGTAGAGCGCCCAAAGCTGGTCGTCGGTCAGCTTCAAGTGGTGCGCAATACGCAGCCACATCTCGCGCCGGCCATCGAGCTTCGACTGCACACGCTCGTTGTCGTGGAAGGTCGACTCGCCGGCCATGCCGAACTGCGCGAGGTCGCGCAGCACGATCTCCGCGAGCGGTCCCTTGAACGTCTGCTGATATGCGTAGCGGCGTCGTTGCAGAAACCGGCGCGCTTTCTCGAATAGTTCGTTCAGGCTGGCTTCACGACCGTCAAGGTCGTGCTCCATTGAAAGACCACGTTACGCAGATGCTTCGCCTTCCACTCGATCTCGGGATCGTTCTTGTCGATCGACGGGTCGAACGTATAGCGCACCGTCTTGATGTCGAAGTCCACCCCGAGGTATTTGTAGAACGGCGTGAGCTTGTCGCCTTTCGCCGCCAGCGCTTCAACATATCGCTTCGAGAACATCGCCAGCGTGCCTGGCATGATCGCCTGCATGTGCGTCGGATCATTAAGAAAGATGTCATGTGACGGATGCGGCAGCGTCACGTTCACCTTCGCCCCGGACTTACACACGCGATAGAGCTCGCGCATGAAGTGGAAGAACGGCTCGCCTGGGGCGATGTGCTCCATGACGTGCGAAGCCTCCACTTCGTCAACCGAGTCATTCGGCCACGGCCAGGGTGCTGTCAGATCGGCAACCACGTCCGGGTCTTCCATCGCCTGCGCGTCTACGTTGATCCAGCCGTCGAGCTTGCGCCCGCCACAACCAATGTTTAGTTTCAGGCGGGAGCACCTTTCGGCATTGACTTGGCAACGGCGGCCATTGCTGGCGCCGCTTCGACCATCTGCTGCGTCTGTGCGGTTTGAGAGCGGGAGCCGCGACGAGCCTGGACATCCTCGAGGGTGCGCGTCCACGAGGTCGGAGCTCCTTGGATGTCCAGAATTTCCGGCATGGCCTCATCGAAATCGAACCAGTCCAACGGCTCGACGTCGCCCGTCATTTTTGAATACTCGGCGGCCACTGACAGTGCACGCATGAAACCTGCCGCTTTCTCGGAGCGCGCCATCCGAGAGAGCGGGTTGTCGTACACGATGCGATACTCGATCGCAGCGTCGATCAAAATCTGCGGCATCTTCGGCAGTCGGCCCTGCGCGGCGAGAAGACTGATCTCGCGCTCGATCATCGGCCCAAGGAACTCCGAGGACATGCGCCCGGAGGTTGGCGCGAGCAGCATGCCTTTTTCCTTGGCGCGCTCGAGCACCTCCGTCGCCGTCATCGTCGGGGTGTCGACGAGGATCTGGAACAAGCTGATGAGGAAGGCGTCGTTGATGACCGTCTTCTCCATGTCCATCATCTTGTCGTTCACGGCAAGATTGCCGGTCGGCAGGACGTCGATCAGCTTCTTGCCGTCCTTGCTGATGCCGCCGGCATTCAACGACCCGGCCTTCAGGCTGAAGCTGCCGAGGTTGCCGTCATCGTGCGCAAGCAGCACCGGGTCGACGATGCGATGGCCCTGCTTCAGCGCCGTCTTCTTCTGCTCGTTCAGCACCTTGATCGCCGGCAGCACGAACTGCGCCGGGCCGCGGCCGTACACTTCACCGCTCGCCTGGGTGTAGCGCGTCACCGCGTAGGGGAAGCCGTCGTAGCCAGACTCGCGCAGGAGATCCTGCGACTCGATGAAAATGTGAACCGAGGCAAACTTTTTACCCTTCGGGTCCATGCGCCGCGGGTCGTAGTCCGCGCGCGGATAGACGCAGTGCAGGACGTCGTGCTTCTTGTCCATCTGCTGCGCGTTCTTCGCCATCTCCTGAACGGCCTCGGGCACGGTGTCGCCGCGCTCGCTGTACTTGTCGACGATCTGGCGCGCTGTCATCGGGAACACGCGATAGAGCGTGTCGACGATGTTCGCGTGGTTCTCGACGAAATACGCTTCGCCAAGGTGGATGTTCCGGTAGCGCAGGCCGTGCGTCTTCTCAGGCTTGTCGATGAACAGGATGCCGTTGCCGTACACCCCGAGCGAGAGGTAGGTCTGCTGGCTGTTGCCGACGAAGTTCGCGACCGGGTGGTAGCGATAGTTGTGCAGCGTCTCGGCGAGTTGATCGAAGAACATGCGGACAGCGCGGTTTCGACGGAGCACCGCGTCGAGGGGCTTCAACTGCGCCCACACCGAGCCTTGCGGTGTTGCGATCGACTCGATCACGGACATGAACTTCTGCGCGGCGAGCGCGGCCGTCGAGTCGAACTGGAGCTCGGTCTTCTTCTGACCCTCCTGGCGCTGCGCGAGCGGGCCGGTGAAGGAATAACGGTGCGCCGGGATCACCCGGTCGGCCGCCTCCTCCCATTGGGAGTTCCAGTTCGCGCGGTCGGTACGAAGCGTCCCGAGACGCTGGATGTGGAACTGCGTGAGATCGCTCACTTAGTCGCCCAGGATGCGGCGAGCGGCGCCGGCGCGACGCGCCCGCGATCCTACGAAGCCCAGGAGGTCGGCGTCGCTACCGGTGCGCTGTGCGCCCGCCGCGGCTGCCACGTTGCTATAGTCCTGCCGGCGCGTCTCGAACTGCATCGGGTCAGGCACCCTGCCGGCTGCCGCCGCTTTGGCCGCCGCATCGGCAGCCGCTCGCCTGGCGGCGTCTTCCTTTGCTTTCGTCTGGTCCGACGTGTCGGCGCGATCGTCGCCAAAAAAGGCGGCAGTCCGATTAAGCGCGGAACTTGTCTTGAAGTTGTCTTTGTCCGAAGTGCTCATTTCCCCCTCACTTTCGCGCGTTCACCGCGCACCTTTGTTGTTTTCTCCGCGCGCATGCGCTCGAGGAGAGCGAACCCTGGATTCAACGGCTGCACGCTTCGCGGCAACTGATGCTTGTCGCGCGCCATGAACCGATGCACCTTCGCCTTGATTGCCGCCGGCAAACGCTGCCGCGGCTTGAGCGCACCTGGCGCCGGGTCCACCTTCGCGTCGCCTTGCCGTCCGAGCTTCACAGCCCGAGATCCTGCGCAGCCTTCATGCGCGCCTGCAGATGGGTCGCCTGCCGGTCGCGGGCGATCTGCGCACCAGCGACGATGGTCGAGCCGCGGCCTGTTGCCTTCGCTTCAGCAATCGCATTGTCGGACTTGATCTGGCGCTGACGCACCGCTTCCGGGTCGTCCATCGGCGACTGAGGCGGTGGAGTCGGACTTGGGATGTTTACGCTGGACATGGAAGCTCTCGATACGGTTGTGTCGGGTCAATCAAAGAAGGGGCTTTGCCCAACCCCTTCGGCGATCTTCTGCATGCCCGAGCGCACCGGCCGATCGATGCGCGGAGGGTTAACCAACTCGTGCGTGCAAGCGAGCGCATCCGCGTCATCGGGCGATGAAACGCCGCGGCGCGCCATGTCGTCTTTCGTCTCGAGGATCTTCTTCCCGTCCTCGCGCTGCGAGTAGCGCCAGCCGCGGTCGGTCAGTTGATGCGAAAGAGTTCCTTTGGAGCCGTCGTCCTTTTCGACCATCGCGCCTGGCAGCCAGGCACGAACCCGCGCCCACAGTTCCGCCGCATGCGTGGCGAACTCGCCGTGCTTGTCGTGTGCCTGATCTCCGAAGCGCACCTCGAGCAACCGGCCGTTCGTGCGCTTTCGCTTCAGGATGTCGATGACCCCGGTGCCCATACCGAAGTCGATGCAGATGTAGTCGGGCCTGAACTTCGCATCGAACTCAAGAATCTTCTCGGCGATCTGCACGTTGTCCAGGGCGTACCACGCGCCGAACGTTGCGGCTCCCACGCAGTCGCGCGCGTTCCTGCCCTGCCTGAACCGCCACGACGTCTTCCCTCTAGGGGCTGGATCCACGCCAAGAATCAGCGGCTCGCCGTAGTCCCGCGCGAGCTCGTTCTGCTGCCCGGCACGCACCGTGTCCCAGGGAATGAACTGGTCCTCGCTCGTCCTCGGCGCAAGGCCGTCAATCTCGACCCGCACGAAATCGGAGTCAGGCCCGTAGCGCTTGATCTGCGACTCGATCAACGCCTGGTCGACACCAGCCATTCCGCGCGTCGAGATCGTCCGAAAGCGCCAGCCCTCGCCAAGCTGCTTGTCGTGGCCGATGTCGTAGAAACGCCCTGAGCGGTTGCGCATCTGGCTCGCCGCCATCCAGAAGCGATAAGGGTTAACCTCGGTGAAGAACCCCTCGGATGTGTTCCATACCTCCGCGTGAATCCCCGCCGCCTCGTCGAAGAGCAGCATCAGCCCGCGCTGGTTGTGCTCCCCCGCGTAAGCGCTCGGGTTGTCCTCGGTCCAGTTCTGCCCACGAACGAACCACTTCTCAGGGACAAAACCCAACCCGCCTTCCTGCTCGAGCTTCCCGATCAACTCGTACAGCCACGGCGCCGGCTGGATCGCCAACGCCTCGATCGTGAACCAGTGCCTATTGACCGCGCACCCGAACCAGTTCGCAAACTCCGGGAACGTCTTCGTCCGAAGCTGCGTCTCCGTGTTGGCCGAAACCTGCGTCGTCGACCCAATGTGCGTGCTGAAGTGCCAGTGCGCCGCCATCCCGAACAGCGCCGACTTCCCAGGGCCACGACCACTCGAATACTCAGAGCGCCAGATCTCCGTCGGCAACCCGCCCGCGCACGCCGCCTCCTGCCTGCGCACATGCTCCCCAATCGCCTCGAGCTCCTCCAACTGCCAATCCCGCGGCCCCTTCACCCCGGCCAGCGGCGAGCCCTCCTTCCCCCACGGATACGACCACAGCACAAACCCAACCGGGTCCGACCGGAAGGACAACACCTGCGCCATGATCTCCGCCTCCTGATCAGGACTCCCCAGCATCCCCATCAGGCACCACCTTCATTTCCTAAACTTTTTTTCTAAATTTCTACGCGGACGGGGAGAGCATCACCCCCGCAGCCGGTGCTGGCGGGCGTTTCCGGCCCCTACCCACCCGGCACCCCCCCCTCGGCAAATGCTCGCCAGGGGCCGGTGTGCTTGCCGATCACCTGGCGCAGGATGCCTAGCTCGCTCAATCACTTGGCTAGCGCGCTCAAGCACTTAGCGCATTTGACATAATGAAGGTTGGTTGTCATGCGCTGCACCAAACGAGCGGGATCATGTGCTTACGAGCATTATCTCGACATCACTTGCGCGATCCATCGCATTGCGGCGGCGCAGCGCAAAGGTCAACTGCCGCCCGAACTGTGCGCCTGGTCGCGAGATCCATCGCTGCCGGTCAGGCCTTACGCGCGCGTGGGCGCAATCGGCGAGCGCCTGTAATTAGCCATCGCAGTCACCAGCCACCAGATTGGCCGAAGAAGCCACAGTGCTGGGCCATAGACGAATGCGCGTTCCTCCTCTGCGGAGTTCACCACTTTCTTGATGCCGGTGAGCGGACAGGTGGCGCAGCGTGGGTAATTAGCCATCGACCCTTATCGCAGCCCTTTCGACCAGTCCATTCACCACTTCGGTCGTCTCTTCTGTTCGGACTGGCAGCACTTCGATGGTTCTCCCTGCTTGGAGGGCCCTGCGGCCATCGGCGAGGCGCTTGTGGGCTTCGGAGATGATCTTGGTGAGGTCGATTGTCTTGACGTTGACGTCGACCTGGGAGCGGTCGCTGTAGACCCTTGGGTTTCTCTTGGCGGCCAGCCATTTGAGGCTGTCCATTGTGGCGCGGGCTCTTGTTGGGTCGATGCTCTCGAAGCGGGAGTTTGTGAGCTCGAGGAGGTCGTCGAACAGCACCTCGGCGCTTACCTCTTTCGCTGTTTCCCACTCCGTTCTGGCGTCAGGCTCGGAGGCGATGAAGGCGCTGATGACGCCGCGGCTTATTCCATGTGCATTGAGGGCCTTGCTCACGGACGAGCCATCCGCCAGGGCGTCGAGTATCGCCGGCCACGCCTTGCGCACCTTCTCGCGGGTTGCCTCGCTAATCCTTGAGGTCGTTGGCATTTGTCCTTAGCCCCGCTGGTAGGTCGTGTAGGGGAATGCCGAGCATGTCGGCGGTGAACTTGTCCGGTCCGCCTCCTGATGTCACGCGGCCTGCGAACCTGAAGAGCGGCGCCGATGGAAGCCTTTCCGGGCATCGCTGACAGTTCGGGCAAAGAGCACCGTCTCGAGCGTCGACCGTCATCAAGAGATCGCCGGACCAGCCGCAGGTACAGCGGTAGCCGTAGATCGGCATGCCTAGTGCCGATCCTGCGCGGCGATGCCGGCGAAGATGCGGCGCAGCTTCTCGGTGGTGAAGCATGGGCCGCAGAGGCCGCAGAGGCCGCGCAGCGTCAGCCGCTTGCAGCCGGGCGCGAGGCAGGCACGGACGAGTTGTGTGGCGCCGTTTACCCGGCGCTTCTTGTTTGTCATGGCGAATAGATCCATGGCGCTTGTGCGCTCGGGCGCTATTGCTGTGGGTTTTGGGTAATAGAGCTACCCGACGCTTGGCATCGAGTAGCGCGCGGGGAGCGCGTTCAGGGGCGAGTTGTAAGGAGGATTGTGCGCCTACTACGGATAGTGGTCAAGCGGAATGACGACGCAACAGGTTGACCACCATGGCCCTGCACGTCGCGATGTGTTGCGGCCAAGCCTCATAGCGCATCCTCGTGCGCTGGCAGATCGACACCGGGGCCCATCGGTTCACGTAGAGCAGGCGCACGGTCAGCCTGTGCGCTTCAGGCAGCCTGATCACCGCACGCTCCATCTCCATAACCTGCGGGTCCGCTGAAAGCGGCGCCGTGCTCGCGGGCGTGTTGGATTCCTTCCGGTATAGGCTCTCGATCGAGATTAGGCTGCGGCTCCTGGAACGACCACCAGCCCACAGCCCCCATCGGACCAAGCGTGCATGAACCTCGCGGTGCTGAGGCAGGATCTCCTCGGTCGGAGTTCGGTTCCTATAGCCCTTCGAGTAAAGGCGTGGGCCGTCTGCAAGGTTCATGCGAGCACCTTTTCTCCGAGGACTTCGCGGATCGCTTCTTCTTTTGAACGAACGATGTGAATCTTTCCTGGCCAGCGTTCGATGAACTTGATCTGCGCCTCGGTCAGGCGCGACTTCGGGTCGTCGCTGGTGCGGTCCGGGTTCTTGATCTCCATGAGGCTCGTCTCGCCTCGACAGCAGATGAGCAAGTCGACCGGCTGCTTGATGATCTCGACGGAAACGCCCACCTTCTTCAGGGCGTCGATGATCTCGGCCTGGTTCTTGTCCTTGTTGGCGGCCCTACGCACGCGCCGCCTCCTTCGCTTCCTGCGCGCGCATCGCCACCCATTCAGGGTCCGTCCACTCCACTCCGTTCTCAGCCCCGAAGGCGTACAGTTGCGTGATGAGCTCGGCCGCGGTAGACACGGTCAGGCCTCTTGTTCGGCGTTTGTTCCTGATGATGAAGTTCGGCGCCCCCGGAAAACCAACCATTGGGTTGCTGATCACGTTCTGCCCGTAGGCACCAGCGAAGATGATCAGCTTCCACTCGTCAGGCTCCATGACCTCGCCCGCCCACCTCACCTGCTTCGCGATGTCCCGAATCATCGCGTGAAATTTGCGCATCTCCTTCAGGCTGATCGGCTCGTCGCTCATAGCGAGACCTCTCGAATTGGCATGGTCGCCACGGCGCATGCCATTGCCACTGCGGTAGATGAACGCAGCGGATGAAGCCGAGCAACGTCCCCGTTTTGGCTTTCACTTCCGTCGCGTGTACGCAGGTTCCGCATCTATCGCGGCTCGCCTCTTTCTCCGTAGGGTTCGCCAAGCTCAAAATCCCCCTCCTTCACCCACAAAACCGTAACTTGGTCATGGCCGAACGCCTCTCGCATGGCGCGCACGAACGCCGCGCACTGCGGCGCCTTCTCGTGATTTTCAGAATGGTTGTTCTTCTTCATTCCAGAACCTCATCGGATGTACGTCCTCGACAAACTGCCTCGACTGCGCGTGGAAATTAAGACCCACCGTGCCAACCCAGTTCTTTCGGCCGCGCTGCTTGTCCACTTTCAGGATCGTTGACGGCTGCGCATTCGGCTTCTTGTCTCGCCAGACGATGAACACGTAGTCGGCCTTCGACCCGATCTCGTGACCGCCGGAAATGTCATGGATAGTTCCTGGAGATTCATCACCACCCTTCCCCTCGCGCTTTCGCATATGAGCGACGAGGTGGATCGTGACGCCGGTGTCCTTCGCCGTGGTCTTCAGCTCGCCCACGAACTTGGCCTGAGCCTCGTAGTCGTCTCGATCAAGCGCGAGCATCATCAGCGAGTCGATTACGGCGTGCGTGATCTTCAGCTCGGCCGCGGCGTATCTGATAAGGGCCTGGATCCTTCGCGCGTCGACCATTCCGTGCTGGTCGTAGAACCAGAGATTTCCTCGCACGAACTCGGTGAACCGCTTGAGGTCGCGCAACTTCGGCTCCTGCGCACCGCAGGCGATCGTCGCCATGTCCGCCCACACGTCGACCACCTCTTCTTCCATAGAGGCGACCAGGCACTTCTCCGAGGTGCTGATTCCGTGGAGCATCAACTGCTTCACCATCTGCGTCTTGCCGTGGTGCGTCCAGCCAGCCCATATCGCCAGCTTCCCGGGACGGATCAGGACATCGTTTCTCACCTTCGCCCACGGCAACGTCAGGCCACGCTCATTCTCCGGCGCGATCATCAGCCGCTTCGTACCCTCCTCCGCTATCGACTCGGCAGGAACGATGCGGGTCTTGTCTTCCGGCGTGAGGTACTTCTCCCAGGGAATGCTGTCGCCACGGATAACCGCCGCCGCGCGTGCCGCGAGGTCCAAGACAGTCGCCCCTCGCTGTGCGTCAGCCACGGCCAAACCTCACAGCCTCGGAGATTCGCTCCTGCGCAACGGCAAGGCGAACCTTGTCTTTCTCTGCCAGCGGCCTGCCGGCTGCCATGTCGCCAGCGCAAATCGCCACGATCTGCATCTCGATTTCGAGGCAGGCCAGCACATCCTCGGCCGGGAACGGACGGCGCAAAGGTTTCGCGTACTCGATCAGCTTCTCGGGGAAAAGATCGGAGACCGAAACACCGACCGCCGCGACGACGTCCTCCACGCTGCAGCCGGCGAAACAATGCGTGAGGATCCTGCCGTCCTCGAGCTCGCGAATGGTGAAGCTCGGGTGATCATCCTCGTGGGCCGGGCAGCAGGAAACCCATCGACCTGGCCCAGTGCGGCGGACCTTCACGAGCCGCGAGACGAACTCTTCGGCTCTCATCGGTCCACCTTGACCGGCGCCGCCGGCTGGTCCTTGAGCGGCCAGATCGACCGCCAGCCGCTAAGGGTCGCCTTCTCGAGCAGCGCCACCGGATCCTGACCAGCGACGCGAAGGCGATCGAGTTCCCTGACCGCGATAGCCAAAGCCCTCGGTGTATTCGGGGCTCGGTTCTTAGATCGAACCTCTAGCCATGCTTTCCACGGTTCTTCAGGAACCCAGTCAGGCAGCGCGAATGCGCCTTGCTTCTTTTCTGGTTCTTGGTTCTTGGTTCTTGGTTCTTGGTTAGGGTTATTTCTGGAAACCGATTCATAACCTTCATGGTTTTCTACAGAAACCCCAACGGTTTTCTTTGGCCTACCTCCAAGCTTTCCAACTTCACGGTTTTTCTGGCACTGTTCTTGGTATGCCTTTATCTCTTCGTCGGCACGTTTCTGATGCCAACCGTCTTCCTGTTCATGGAAAAACTCTTCCAGGACTCGGCTTACTGCTTCCTTCTGTATTCGAGTAGTCGCCCTGACGAGGCGGAACGTCTCGCTGGGCTGCTTTGGGAGCGGTAATTCCCTGCGGTAGTACACGCTCAAGAGCCGCCTGTAGGCGAGGTCTTCTTCCCATGACAGATGAGCCGTAGCTCCGTCATAGTCCCCTAGGTGATGCTTGTAGAAGTTCATTCACTGCTCCCACCACTACCCCGCTCCCACCTTTCTTGTTTTATGGTCGGGGCCGCTGTTCCAAGTGGTGGGACTCGGGCAGCACCTTGATCGAGGCTGCCCCGTTAGAAGTTCCTGCGGACACGAGCGGCCACAACTGGCCTCGCCCGGCCCAAAAAAAATGCGCTATTGGTTGCCAATGCGCTTACTCACTTGGACACGGTTTACCCGGATCGCCCTCGTAGCCAGCCGTTCCTCTACCAGCTCGAAGAGGTAATCGGAAATGGAAAGGACGTTGCTTCTCTCTCGAAGATCGAGCTCCAACTGCTCACGCATTGAGGGCGTGATGCGTGAGCGGACGATTTCTGATCGTTTCTCGCGTGTCATCTCGATCACGCAGGGAGCCAGGAAAAGAAACCCCGCCCGGAAAGCGAGAGGAGGAGGAAGCCTGAACCGGGCGGGGGGGAATTCATGCCCCGTAGATCCCTTCCATCGTCACCGGCGTCTTTTCGACGATCTCTTGGGCTTTCTCGGGGCGGGGACGGCGTTCCATGCGCTTCCACGAGCTGACCGTGCGGGGCTTCACCTTGAATTGCTTGGCGAAGCGCTTAATGCCGATCTGGTCGATGTAGTCGGGGAGTCGCATGCTTGAACGACCTTATACACGACCTGTGTATGTCGTGCAAGCACTACCTACACAAAAAGTTGAAAGACTGAGCTGGGTGGCGGCTGTAGCGTCTATCGGTATGAATTACAAAAAGGAATCCGGCAAGCGCCTAGCCATCGCACGCCGGGATAAAAAGATGACCTTGGAGGATCTGTCCAAGGCCGTGAGCGGCTTCCTTTCCCCATCCAGGCTGTCCAACTACGAGCAGGGAATCCGTAGTCTTGGAATAAAAGAGTCCCTTGCCTTGTCCAAGGTCTTGGGCGTTAATGCCTCTTACCTTCTATGTCTGGATGAGGAGGCCGGAGAGATGACCGTTCAAGAAAACGAGCTGCTTCGGAACTTCCGCGCCCTGCCAGAGAAGGACCGTAACGAGTACTCGCGGCGGATCGAGGTGCTGGCGATGGCCTACCGCGAGCCGGTGCCTGATGAAAGATTGTCACAAGAGGTTCGTAAGGGCCCGCACCGCAGCAAGGCATTGAAGTAGTACACCTAGCTACACCTCTGTAGCCGATTACCCTACAAGACTAGTCAGGCATTAGTAAGCCTGTGTACGGCACATACACAAACTGTGCTTGCGTGATTTACACGTTGCGTGTATCTTACGTCGGCATGGGCATCAACGACTCCTTCAGGCTGATGGAACCGCAGACGGCGGTGGCCGTCCTGTTCGTCCTGACCGTGTGGGCGGCGGTGCTGCTGTGATCCGCGCCTGCCTCACCCTCGCCTTCATTCTCGCCGCCGCCTGCTTCGTCGGCATCGTCGATCGCCAGTCCTCCGAGGTCTCCTACCGCGCGGCGATGGAGGGGCCGCGCCCCATCTTCGAGCCAGCGCACGAATTGAAGCGCCTGCATATGCCCTGCGACTACGTGACGGTCGGGGCCTACCAAGAGCAGCACGGCCAGATCACGGCCAAGAACACCCGCTGCGTGCGGGCTGACGGGAGAAACGAATGACTTTCGCACAGGAAGCAAAGGAAGCCTTGGTCGAGAGGTTTCTCGACGGCGGCAAGGTCAACGGAGTCATCTTCCGCGACCTGCTTGACGCGGAGATCGACGGCAACTACCGCTGGGCGGTCTCGGAGTTCGAGAGCCTGTTCCTCACCGCGATCAGCGACCCGAGCGCCGGCAGCGATAAGGCCCGCAAATACGCCGAGGCGCTGATCGAGAAGTTCCTTCGCACCCATCCAGATCTTGTCACCGAGCTCGCCGCCGCGATGCAGCAGGACTACGCAGAAAGCCAGAGAGCCGCATGACCACTGACGAAGGCTATCAAGCCGAGCAAGAACGGATGCGCGAGGAGCTGGACTGCCTCGCGGTCGTTCACAAACACGGCCTGGAGGGAACAGCGGAGCGCCTTGCTGCTCATTTGGGGATTTCAAAGCAATTCAGGCAAGAACTCGATGCTCACGCCAGAACAGCAAGCGTGGGCTGATCAGTACGAAGCAGAAGAGAAACGACTCGGAATTTACAAGGAGATACTGATGGGCAGATACGCACAAGACTCGGGTGGCGGTGATTTCAAGCAGCCGCCAACAGGAACGCATGTCGCGCGCTGCGTTCGCATGATCGACCTCGGCACGCAGCACGGCGAGTATCAAGGACAGCCGAACGTCCGCAACCAGGTGTTGATCACCTGGGAGCTGCCGACCGAACTCATGGATGACGGCAAGCCGTACATCGTCTCGCACTTCTACACGAACAGCCTGAACGAGAAGGCGACGCTTCGGGCGCACCTCGAGGCGTGGCGTGGACGCCAATTCACCGATGCGGAGATGAAGAAGTTCGATCTCATGAACATCCTCGGCAAGCCCTGCATGGTGACCCTCATCGCCAACGAGAAGGGCAAGGTCAAGGTCTCGGCCGTGGCCGCGCTTCCCAAGGGGATCGAGGTGAAGCCGCAGGTCAATCCGTCCTCGGCTTTCTGGATCGAGGAGTGGGACCAGGCGGCGTTCGACGCGATGCCCAAGGGTATCCGCGAAATCATCGAGAAGTCCGACGAGTTCAAGGCGCGCACCAAGGGAAACGGCAAGGCGCCGGGGAAGTTCGATGACATGGAAGATGACATTCCGTGGAGCGAGAACAACGGCCAGCCGGGAAAAGAGTCCGTCCCGTTCTGATGAGCGCCGTTCCGCACGTCGCCGAGAGTCTTCACTGGTACACCCGTACCGGGGCACCTGCCTACGAAGTCAAGGCAAAGGCCGGGCACATGCGTCCGACCACGCTCGCGGATGCGCGGAAGCTGAAGCTGGTTCCGTCCGTCACGAGCATCATCAGGTGCGCTGCGGCGCCGGGGCTGGAGAGATGGAAGGCCGAGCAGCTGCTGATGTCCGGCCTGACCCTGCCGCGAAATATCGCCGAGACGGAGAAGGAGTGGCTCGCGCGCGTGGCGCAGGATTCCAAAGAGCAAGGAAGGAAGGCCGCCGATCGTGGAACCGCGATCCATGCGGCCATCCAGGGGCACCTGCAGAACGAGCATGTCGACCCCGCCTACGAGAAGCATGTGCAGGGAGCATGCGCGGCGATCGACCAGCACTTCGGTCTCGAGTGGGATTGCTGTATGGTCGAACAGTCGTTCGCACATCCGTCTGGCTTTGGCGGAAAGATCGACCTCGCTTGTACGTCGCCTGAGTTCGTCGTCGACTTCAAGACGAAAGAGTTCGGCCCGGACGACGATCTGAAGACCTACGACGAGCACGCCATGCAGATCGCCGCCTATCGGCACGGCATGGAGTTCGTGAAAGCTCGAGGAGCGATCGTGTTCGTGAGCGTGACGCATCCTGGCGTTGCGCGCGTGGTCGAGCTTTCGCAAGACGAACTCGCGAAGGGGTGGGTGATGTTCTACGCCCTCCTCCACTACTGGCAGGCGAAGAGCGAGCTCGCCACCAGCTTCGAGAAAGTGGCTGCGTGAACCAGTCCGCCACCGCCGCCGAGTCGCGCTACATGGGGCTCATCAAGTCGATGAAGTGCCTCATCTGCAAGCGCTTCCCGAACCTCGACGAAGGTCTGCCTACTGAAGTCCACCATCTCGGCGAGGGCTCGAGCCGGCAGAACAACTGGCTGGTGGCGCCGCTGTGCGGCAGCAAGTCGAACGGCGGCCACCACCGCGGCGGCGCCGGGCTGCATGGCATGGGCTCGAAGGCGTTCGTCTCGCTCTACCACGTACCGCACGGCAGCGAATATGGGCTTTTGGCGTGGTTGAACGAAGACATTCAGGAACGCCTTGGACTGAGGAACGCTGCATGAAATTTCTAATCGACGGACAAGAAGCGCAAATGGATGTGGAGGACGCCCTGCGGTACGTCGGCGTTCCTCTCTACGTCAACGCGAACGGGTACCTCCGGGGGCGTGGCGTGCGCGGCAAGGGCCGCGACTATGTCCACCGCGAGATTGTCGGAGCTGCTGACGCTCAATTGGTGGACCACATCAACGGGGACCGGCTGGACAACCGGCGCGAGAACCTCCGCATCGTCACCGCCGGACAGAACTGCATGAACAGTGGCCTGCGCTCGAACAACTCAAGCGGGACCAGGGGCGTCCACTTCTGCAAGACGCGCCTACGCTGGGTCGCGCAGATCAAGGTGGGCAAGAAATCCCTCCTGCTGGGTAGATTTCAGACACAGGACGAAGCCGTGGCCGCGCGCCGCGCGGGCGAGCGCCAGCACTACGGCGAGTTCGCGAGGGTCGCATAAATGCCGTATGCGAACAAAGTAAATCAAGCTCGCGCCGGTCGGCGCTGGTATCTGGCGAACAAGGATACGGTCCTTGCTCGCAAGAGCGAGCGGATGAAGATGCGGAGGTTTACCGCTCGTTTGCTATCCGAAACCGCGCGGAAATTTTGCCTATATCACGCCGACCGTGAACGGTACGGGGTGCGGCCGACATCTTTGGACGAACTGGATATTCAGATTTCAACGGCGCGGTTCTGGCGACGCCGGTTATGGCTAACGCAGGACACGCCAGTAGAAGTGTGTGTCGCGGTTGACCTTTTGCAAACTCTAAAACAGGAGATGAAATGTGGATCTGCAAGAACTGAATAGGGTAATCGGGGACGAAATCTACAAACTGCGCGCGGGCAAAGCGAAGCCCGAGCGGTTGAACGCCATCTCGCGCGCCGGGACCGTCATGGTGCGCAATGCCGATGTGCAGCTCCGGGCGTTCAAAGCGTTCGGCACGCCGCGCACCTTGCCGGAGTTTTTCGGCTCGCAGAAGGTGAAAACGCTACCGAAGAAGAACGGGCGGTCGTGAACTGCTGGGTCCACGAGGACCTCGGCTGGAAGGTGGCGGCATGACCATCGGAACCCAAGCTCACGGAGAGCGCGCGAAGGCGAAAGCTAAGGGAGTCGTGTCCCTCAAAACGCGAGGCGCTGGTTCGACTCCGGCGGGTTCCGGCTTTCCGGGTGCCAAGGGCAATGCTGAACAAAATCAACGCGGTTAGGTAGATTGCTGCGCAAGTTTTCATAGGGAGAATCGAATGTTCAAATGCACCGATTGCCAGAAGGTAGTCCGCAGGGTCGAGGACATCCGCAACTGCGCCCGCTGCAATGTTCGTGGCACGTCCAGCAGCATCCCGGCGTCGCACAGCAATAGCGACTGGCTTACCCCCGCCATCATCGGCTACGCGCTCGGTGGTGGCTTCTCGGGCCATTCGCACAGCGCCCCGGTGGACGACACCCCGGCCTTCGCTGGTGGCGGTGGAGACACGGTAGGGGCCGGCGCTGGCAGTTCGTGGAGCGACGATAGCCGTAGCAGCTCCAGCGATTCGTCCTCGTCGTCATCCGATTCCAGCTCGTCCAGCAGCGACAGCGGATCGAGCGATTCCGGCAGTTCGTCGAGCAGCGATTCCTGATGTCTTATAGGTAGGGATGGAGCCAACGTGATGTCTCTTATCTTCGGGACTGGAGCCAGAGCGTGACCCAGCACAACCGCCTTCAGCGTCGCGGCAGGCTCTTGCGCGAGATCAGGGACGCGAGTGTTGCCTACCTGTGGCACATGAACGCCAGGACGCCCCAAGGACGACGCGCTACGACGTTAGCTGCAAAGCGGCTGATGGAGCGCAGCCGCGCCCTTTGGAAGCTAGGAGCGGTGCTTTGACTGACGGCAACTACAACGTTGGCGAGACAGTGGCCTTGGAATCCGCGCAAGGACCGATCTGCCGCGTCGTTGTGCGGGACTGGGGCGACGTGGTTTCTGTCTGCCGCAAGGAAGAGTTCGAGGCGGCGATGGATAACCAGCAGAAACCGGCCAGCGTTGGCTTTCGCAAGTCCGACATCATCAAGAGGATTCCATGAGTGCGAGCACGGAGAAGAACGACGATCTTAAGGAAGCGCTGGAAATCCTGCGCTCCATAGAGTTCACGACGGTCATCTACTCGAAGTGCCCGGTGTGCTTGGGCTTCGACAAGCCAAACGGTGAGACATCGCGCCACCACAACAAGGAATGCAAGCTTGCGGCGCTGCTGAAGAGGCATCCCGTGAGCGCGAACAACGCGGGAGACGACCATCGGCACAAGTCGAGGGCCGAGGAGATCAGGGACGAAACCATTGCCGAAAGGCCACGTTTCAGAGGGAGGGCCTGCTCATGACCAAACAATCGCACTCGTCTACCCCAGACCGCTCATTGGGTGTCGGCGATCTCGTGTACGTCGCTGACGAATGCCGCTCCCCGTCGCACCTCTGGACAGGACGAGCGAGTGAAGGGCGTCACGATATTCGAGCGATGGGGCGCGCTGTGGCGCTCCAAGTGCAGCCTCGATGGCGAGCGCAAGCACGTCATGTTCCACAAAGGTCTGCCCGCGCTGTTCGACACGCGCAAGGAAGCGGCAGCGTGGATCAAAGAGACGCACGGCTACATCGCCAAGCGCCAAGACCTACGCACCGAGCCTCATGGCTGGCGGATGCCGCTCCCGGTGCGAGTGAAGATCACCATGCGACCGCTAGATAAGAAGGGGGCCGGTGCATGACCGAAAACGAAATGCTCGCTTGGCATCTTTACCAATCTCGCGGCGGTGCGATTACGTCCTGGTCGTTGCTCCAAGAGGGCGAACGGGATGCTTTGCTGCTGGAGGTTGTAATGGGCCACCTTGAACGCGCTGGCGTGAAGCTGCTGGACGACGCTCGCTTCGACCACAACGGCAGGCCGATCAAGAGGAATCAAGGGACGTGAGCCGCTACGCCACCATCGTTGCCGACCCGCCCTGGGATCTGTCCCTCGGCGGCAAGCGCAAGCGCGTCAAGGGCGGCATGGGTGCGCCTGCGCTCGACTACCCGACGATGAGCATCGAGGCGATCTGCGCAATGAAGGTAGCCGCCATAGCTCTCCCGGAGTGCCACCTGTGGCTCTGGACGACGAACCAGCACCTGGAGGACGGCTTCAAGGTCATGCGGGCGTGGGGCTTCAAGTACCTCGCCCCGATCCACTGGATCAAGGCGTCCGGGCAGGGCAACTACTTCGTGCATCGGACGCAAACGCTGCTGTTCGGCTACCGCGAGAAGTGCGTCTTTCCGCTTGCCCGCTACCTGCCGAACATCATCGAGAGCCCCAAGCCTGAGCGCCACAGCGCCAAGCCGGGCGCGTCCTTCGCCTACATCGAGAGCGTTTCCCCGTCACCGCGGATTGAGTTGTTCGCCCGCGCAAACCGCCTAGGCTGGGACGCATGGGGGAACGAGTGCATCTCGCAAGACCTGCAGCTCGTGCCGACCGCCGTAGAGAAGGCAGTCGCAGAAGCGCATGAAAGCATGGGCGAGCTAAGCGCGGCCCTGCAGGCGACTCAATGAATCGTCCAGATAGAAAGAACGCCAATGGCTAAGAAGCGCGTCTACAAGATGTGGGCGCTGTTCAACACGAACCGCCCGCCGATCTTCGTGGAGATGACGCGCCGAGAGTGCGTGACCCAAGGGATCAACTGGATTGGAGGCGAGCGCGAGTTCGCCAGGCATCGCCGTCAAGGATGGATCACCGTCGAGAAGGTGACTGTCGTTGCGGCTTCCACTAATGGAGCCGGGACAAAATGACTGTCCGCATTCAAAGGAACACGGACAAATTTCGTGTCCGGTCTATATCACCGCACTCAACCAAGGAGAAATGAAATGAACAATCCAACAGGGTATCCCACGCCCAAAGCAGTATCCGACAGGCCGCGACTCGCCATGCAGATCGAGCAACTGAACAGGGCGCTCGCTGGCTGTCACGAACTCGCTAACCGACTGGAGATGGTCGCTGACCGTATCCTCGGCCCGGTGCCGCAGGACGTTTCCAAGGAGGAGACAGCGCCGTCGCCTGACACCATCGAGCGAAGGATGGCCGACATGATCTCCTACGCCGAAGGGCTTTCGTCTCGCCTGATGCACGCCTCGTCACGCCTAGACTCAGCGGTGTAGGCGGCGGATGGTGCGACTTCTGGGTAAAGCATGAAGGCATCGAATACAAACTCGTTATGCGCCCGCATCGGGTGCTAAAGGCAACATCGTGATGAACAGATGGATCACAGGCGACGAGCTTCATTACCGCGAAAGACGCTCCTGCTCATTTTGCGAGCGAGAGTCCCGCTGCGTGCCGAAGTTGCTGGTAGGCCTATACGGCCATATTTGCAATGAGTGCGTCGAGAAACTTCACGCTGAACTCCATGCACCGTCCGACATAGAGGAGCGAAACACATGAGCGACATCGGCGAACTGGCTCGCGGCATGGCTGCTACGGCGATGGCCGCTGGATCTGGCATCGCCTTCGATACCGCCGTTGCCTTTTGCGAAAAGCTGTCGCAAGCCTACGCGGCGCAGGGCAACCAGGCGGCAACGACGGCTGCGCAGGAATGCGCCAACGGCATCAAGGGACTCAAGGAACAGATCGAACAGAAGCGCCTCGCTGGAGATTCGCAGCCATGAATAAATTCCAAGGCTCGTCCCTTTATCTCACGCCAGAAGGACTGCGCGATCAGACCGGCGAGATCATCCTGACGAAAAGAGAGATCCTCGACGAGCTTGTCGGCCCTGGGGCTGAAGCGCCGCTCCCGGAAGGAGGAGAGCAGGACTGCGCTGCGATGCTCAAGGAAGCGGTCGAGATCATAGAGTGGTGTACCGGGTGCGACCTGATCTACGGCGCTCACGACCAGGGCCTCGGCATCGGCCAAGTCCTCGGCGGCGTGACGGTGACGAACGAAACGGACATGGCCGACATTGTGAAAGGCTTCATCGAGAAGTATCGCTGCCAACCTCAAGACGAATCACGCAGTTCAACCAAGGAGAAATGACATGCCGGATCAAGGTTACGCAACAGCCAGCGAAGCGAAGAACCCCCGCGAAGCCACGCTCACCGAGCGCCTGAACAAGCTCGGCGAGTCGTTTTCCTACGAGTGCGACCGCATCGAGGGCGTGCTCGGCCGCATCAACGGCACGCCGCAGCCGATCAAGGGAGCGGGCGGCACACCGCCGACGCCAATGGTCTGCATGACGGCCATGCTCGACAACTTGCAGGCGCTCAACAAGCGGCTGGCCGATCTTCGCAACGGCCTCGAGCGCATTGCATAGCTCTTACGCCGCAGACTGTTCACGGAAGGAAACTAAATGAAGCGCCGGAAGCCTCTGACCACAAAGCAGGCGCGCATCCTCGCGTTCATCAAGCGCCACATCAAGCGGAACAAGTATCCGCCTACGGTGCGCGAGGTAGCCGAGCACTACGACTTGTGGTGGAACGGATGCCACCAGCACCTTAGCGCAATCGAGCGCAAAGGCTACATCCGAAGAATGCCGAACACGGCTCGCGGGATCGTCATCGTATGACCATAGCTGCGCCTCTGGATAGGAAAGCCGGAGCATGAGGCTCGTCATCATCGAAAGCCCCTACGCTGGCGACATCGAGGCGAACGTGTCCTATGCCCGCGCCTGCGTCCGCGACAGCCTGCTCCGGGGCGAAGCGCCAATCGCCAGCCATCTCCTCTACACGCAGCCAGGAATCCTGCGTGATGAAGTCCCCGGCGAGCGGCAGCATGGGATAGATGCCGGCCTCGCGTGGCGAGCGGTGGCGCAGGCGTCAGTGGTCTACACCGACCGAGGTATCACGCCCGGCATGGAGCTTGGAATCGAGCGGGCCAAGACCGCCGGGCTCGCCGTGGAATACCGGAGCCTCAAGGCGTGAGGAAGGCCGACGCCCTATTCCCGTCCGACGTGCTGGAGGCGGAGCCAAACACGACTATGAGCGTGATGGCTTCCAGCGAGGACATGACATGGGCGACGCCGCAGGAGTGGTTCGACTACCTCGACCTTGAGTTCAAGTTCACGCTCGACCCTTGCTGCGTAGCGGAAACCGCCAAGTGCGACCTGTTCTACACCCCGGAGACTAACGGCCTAGTGCATTCGTGGAAGGGGCATCGAGTCTTTATGAACCCGCCCTACGGCAAGGACATCATCCACTGGATGAAGAAAGCCTATGACGAGTGCCGCGAGAATGGCGTGCTGGTGGTTTGCTTCGTCCCTGCCCGCGTCGATACGGAGTGGTGGCACGAATACGCGGCCAAGGCATCTGACATCCGCTTCCCGAAGGGGCGAGTCAAGTTCGCCGGGGCAGAGACTGGAGCGCCGTTCCCAGTTGCCGTTGTCATCTTCCTCCCGAGGGTAGACCTTCGATGAACGACGCGACTGGATGGATTGCCTTGGCGGTATTGATCGGCCTGATGTTCTCTGTCGGCGATCACTTCGGCGAGATGTACGCCAAGAACCAAAAGCAGGAGCAGCGCCGATGATTGGCTCTCGTCTCCTGAACCGCGCCTATTGGCCAGATATTGGCGAGATACGCCTTATCGTGCCTGTAATTGGCCTGATTCCATGAGCGCGCCCATCGAGCGGAGCGATTTTGAGAAATGGTTCGGCACCGAGGCCGACCACGAAGCAGAGCTGCAACGGGCGCGCGAGATGGACGAACGCATGGAGCGTGAGTGCGTCTCCGGTACTCGCCTGCGCTGCCAATGCGGAGCGCCAAGCCTTTTCGTTGACGAGAAGAACCGCCCGCTGTGCGCGCCATGCGGCTACCACTATGCGAACTGACGGCGCGATTATAGACACGGCGGACAACGTGCGCAGCAATTCCTCAAAGACGAAAGCGTGAACGACGAGCTCTACAGCCTCGACGACTGCGCGCGCAAGGCCGGCGTGTCGCTGTCTACCATCAAGCGCGACCTCGTCGAGGGGCGCCTTCAACCGACCCGCATCCGCGGCTGTGTTAAGGTTCACCCGTCCGACTGGAAGGCGTACTTAGAACAATGCCGATCCGCAGGCATGGACCGACCTGGGAAGTCCGAATCCAACTTGGCGGCAGACGCCTTAGCCGTTCTTTCCGAAGCCGTAGGGACGCTGCCGAATTTGAGCGCCGCACTGCACAGAGGATCGAAGATAGCCGCGTTGGCCGACTACCGACCTACACGCTCGAGGAAGCGATCGATCGCTGGCTAGGCGGTGAGGCGAAGTCCCTCAAGTCCTACCGCAACCTGCAGAACAAGGTCAGGGCCATCTACCCGCAGATCCGCGGCCGGATGCTCCACCAGGTCGCCGATGCTGCCGAAGCCGTCATCAAGTCCGGCGCCGGGCTGAAGCCGGCCACCGTGAACCGGCGCCTCGCCATCCTCCGAAGGGTCGCCCGCCTCGCTCACCGGAAATGGCGCTGGCTCGAGCACGACGAAGCCGGCCGGATAGTCCTCCTGCCTGGGGAGGAGCCGCGGTACATCCAGGCCACGCCGGCGCAGGCGGACAAACTGCTGGGCGCCGCTCGCGGCCGTACCCGCAAGGCGATCCTATGGGCTGCCATGACCGGGCTCCGCTCGGGCGAGCTCCAAGGGCTGCAGCCGCACGACTTCAAAGACGGGGCCATCGTCATCACCAAGGGGAAGACCTCAAAGCCGCGCGTAGTGCCTCTCCCGCGGGGCCTGAGCGCCGCAAACTTCCCCTATGGCCTGACAGGACGAGAGCTCGGCGAGGCGTACAGGGAGGCCCGTAGCAAGGCGGGGATGCCTTGGCTGCAGTTCCGCGACCTCAGGCGGACGTTCGGCTCCTGGGTCGTGCAGCGGACGAAGAGCCTGAAGGCAGCGCAAGACCTCCTCGGCCACACGTCGATCGCCATCACGGCGAAGCACTATGCCCATCTGCTCCCGGGCGACCTGCGCGCCGCGGTGGACAGCCTCCCGAAACTCGCGGGGATGCGGCGGGGACGACTCAGGAAGAAGAAAGCGGCATAAGTGTCTGTTTCGGCTATGAGTACCCGGGGGCGGATTCGAACCGCCACGCCTTGCGGCAGGGGATTTTAAGTCTCCCTGAACCTGCCGGAGCATTCGCTCATCATAGTGCGCTGCAGTGCAGGAAGGTGCCGGTCGAGCCATGAAACGGGGACAGCGCGGGGATGGGACTGTGGGATAAACACGCCGCTTTACTTCTGCGGTATCGTTCGCCCCTCATAGGAGGTTCACGATGAAGATTCTGCTCGCAATGATGGTCGCCGTGTTCTCGGCCGCGGCGGCCGCGCAAGACCGGCCATTCTACGCCGGGGCCCATCTCGGCCAGTCCAAGGCGGAGTCGACGTGCAACGGCGTCTCGGGCGCCGGCATCTCCTGCGACGACAAGAGTGACGCCCTGAAGGTCTTCGGCGGCTACCGCTTTCATCCAAACTTCGCGGCCGAACTCACCTTCGCGGATCTCGGTGAGGCGAAGGCCACCGGCCCCGCCGGCTCGATCACGGCGTCCTCGAACGCCTTCGACCTGTCCGTCGTCGGCTCTTACTCGCCGCTTAACCGGCTCTCGGTCTACGGTCGCCTGGGCGCCTACCGCGCCAGCACGGAGGTCAGGATCAACACGGTGACCGTGAACAGAACCGACAGAGAAACGAATACCGGGCTCGTGTACGGCCTTGGCGTCGGCTACGACATCACGAAGCGCGTCACCGTGCGCGCGGAATGGCAGAAGTACAACGAGGTCGGCGGCCCCGCCACCGGCGAGGACGACATCACGGTCCTATCCGTCGGGGCGCTGTTCAGGTTCTGATGGAACCCACAGTGCGGGAACGCTGGTATTCTCTCCACAGAGCGCGCAGGACAGCCAGCCGCGATTGGCGGTTGCTCCTTCCTTTCGACAAGAATCCTCACCCCGCCGTGCGAGAACACCTACGGCACCTTGCCGAGCGCGTGATAAATCCGCCTCTCATCGTCGACTGGTCGCTGCCCAACGGCGGCTTCCCCAATCAGCAACGCGGGCGACTGCCATGAGCCTCACGCTGTTCCGGTTCTAGGTCCGCCGGTCGACTTGGGCTGATGAAGTAGACCTCGCCGATGGCTACCTCTAGGCCGATCGACTCGTAATACTCGCGCAGCTGCTGCCGGCCTTCCGGCGTGTCGAGCTCGATCATGCGCCCTCCAGCATGGCGATGTCGCACCGGTGGCGCCCGACCTCGCCGAAGTCCTTGTGGATGGTGATGCAGTAGGAATCGCGGCCGGCGCGGTAGCCCTCCCCCGCGTGCCAGGCATCCTTCGGGGCGAGCGTGCGGAACGACTCGATCAGAACGCCCGGCATCTCGATGACCTTCTTGTTGTGGATGTGGCCGCAGTACCAGTAGCGGTACTTCGTCTGCCCCCAGTCCTCGGCCCGATCCGCCGCCATCACGCCGAGCAGGTCTTGCCCGTTCGCCTTGTCGCCGTGCGTCGAGCCGATCAGGACTTTGCCGAAGCGGAAGTACCAGAAGAGGCTCGGGGAGAGGTCGACCGTGACGCGCGGGTTGTTGCTGAAGTGCTCGGCCAGGCCGATCGCGATGGCGAAGGACGAGTGCGGGTCGTGGTTGCCGCCGACGATGCGGGCGATGACCTTATTGTGCTTCTCGAGCGCGCGGTAGATGCAGTGCTTGATGGCTTTGAGGGCGACCATCACGACGCGCTGGTAGCGGGTGTCGACGTCCAGCGCAAATCCGCTCTGCGGCGTGCGGTTGCGGGTGTCGTCGGCGTGGAGCAGATCGCCAAGCGGCAGGATGATCGCGGTGTCCGCGGCGGGCGCGCTGGCGACGAGTTGGTCGATGGCGCCGGTGGTCAGCTTCTCGGCGATCGCGGTGTCGAAGTCATCCCCTGTTTCCGCCGCCCACGAGTACATGCCGAAGTGCGGATCGCCGAAGGGGAAGACGTTCAGGAGGTCGGCGCTCGCCCGCTTCGGCGGCTCGACCAGGCGCGAGAGGCCCTTCGCGTCGGCGACGAGGTGCTCGACGAATTCTCTGAGGACGGCCTCGGCGAGCTCGCCGTCGAGCCGCGTCTTCACCCACTGCAGCCGCTTCTCGCCATTCTCGTCGTACAGGGTCGATGTCCCCCTCACCACGAACGGGTTGGGGACTGCGTGGGTCATGTCGTACTTTGGGGCAAACCCGCGCATCGCAGCCACCCTCTCCACGGTGGTGATAGCACCCTGCACGCTCGTGTAGGCGCATCCAAGCGCGCGCGCCGCGGCCCTGTAGGAGCCGTGCTCGTTCACGGCGTCGATGTAGCGCTTCTGCGTTTCGGTCGCGTACTCTTTGAGGCCCGGATCGAGGCGGTATCGAGGGCGCATCTACTTCTTGCGCCGTAGGTAGGCGATGAATGAGGGATTGTCCTTCAGCACTGCAAGCAGGCCGGTCGCGAGACGGTGAATCGTGTCCTCCGGCAGATCGAGGTTCATCGCCCGCTCGACGCCGTGGAAGGCTTCGTGCAGAACGGTGTCCTGCTCGATTGCCAGGGGCTGGCCGTCCTCGATGGATATCCGCAGGGAATCGTGGCTGATGCGACCGGCGAAAGTGTCATCGCCATCCTTCAGGTCAGCCTGACCCGCCGGCAGGTACACGATCTCGTGAACCTTGCCGATGATGCGCAGGCTGGTCGGGCGCTTCATCGTTCTCGCGCCCAGCGCTTCGCAGTGTCGAGATCGACTACTGCGCGGCTGCCTTCGTCAATGAGTCCCTGAACCTCTGAATCGAAAGCTCGTATCGCTCGCTCAAGGGCTTCTCGGTCGAAGGTGGCGCGAGCAGGACTGTCGGAGCCGGCGGGGGCGGCGGGCACGAAGTTGCTATTGGCGCGGGCGTCGCGCAGCCGCTTAGTAAGCACAGCCAGATCGCTGCGTAGGCGTAGATTGTTGGCATCGGCTTCTTCCTTCCGTTTCTCGTCGGCGATTGTTTTCTTCAAGGCGTTTTCTGCGGCGGCCTGGGCGGATATGGCGACTTCACGGCGGAAGTCCGAATACTCGTTGCGCGCAATGTCCCGCTGGACTCGCATCGTCTGCCCGTACCCGACCAGCAGGGCAATGAATACGGCCACCGCGATCTGCTTCCAGTAGAGCAGGAAGAAGGTCATGGCTTCGCCTGCTCCGCCTGCTTACTCAAGCGCTGCTCCCTGTCACCGAGCCACTTGCCGCCGACAAAAGCAGCAAGGAAGAGCGAGGCGTACCACTCGGTAAATCGGTCCGTCACCGCGAGGTATGCGAAAGCCGTGGCGGCGACAGCGAAGGCCCCGACGTAGGCGAGCTTCTTCCCGTCAACATAGGTCTTCCCGTCCTTCGAGATGGTGATCGAGCTCATGAGATCGACCTTGCCTTTGACGTGCAGCCAAGTAAGGCAGGCCAGCGGCCAGAGCAGCGTGGCGAGGTAGATCCAAGCTGCGAGGTCTTCGTTCATGGGCGAAACACCCGGTTCCCAGACCCAGGCGGCACGATTTGAACGTGGCACCAGTTCGGCGTGCTGGCCGGGTGCTCGAGCCAGAGGCCGATTCTCTCCAGCGCTTCCAGGTTGTTCATGCACCACGCATCTAGTGAGCCGGTGTAGTCCGACAGGTCGCACGCTTGGCAGGTCATGTGCTTCGACTTCTTCGCCGCATTCGGCGTGGCGGCATTGACGACCGCCGGCCGCCATCCAGAGTTCACCTTGCGCTCCTCGCCGAACGCTTCCAGGAGTTGGTTGACGCGATCGACGGTGCTCGCCGCGTTGCTGCGCAGTTCGTCCGTGAGTTCGAGAGGGAATTGCTGGTCCCGACCCATGAAATAGTCTGGGAGCGAGATCACTTCTTCTCCCAGCGGAAGCCGAGCAGCCAGCGCTGCATCGTCCGGTGGAACCAGCACGGCACTTCCTCGTCGGTGAAGTCGAAGCTGTAGCTGCAACTTTGGAACGGTCGGAATTTCCAGAAGCCAGAGCCGCGGTAGACCTTCACTTGTCAGACCTGCGTCTCTGGCTTGAACGCCTGCGCCGGGATCGGCGTCGCGTCGCCGTTGGAATCGAAGACGAGGACTACAGTCCCGACCATCACCCAGCACGCCTTGTACTGCTTGCCCTCGAAGACCATCTCAGCGGCCGACATCGAGAGCCAGCCCGAGACGTTCGGGCACGGCGCCTTCGTCAGCCGGATGGAGTTGCCCTTGCCATCGGTGGTGACCATCGGCGGCCCGTCGTAGGCAGACTTGCTGGGCTGCGGGGGGGGGGTAATCGTTGCGCAGCCGCCGAGGAGGAGCGGCAGGATGATGACCGCGAGCGCGACTGCGGCGAACATGACGAACCCGACGCGGCGCCAGTAGCAGCGCTCCATCGCTTCCTCGTCACCATGAAACAGGCTCCAGCGTCGCCCCTCGAACCAGTCGTCGTTTGCCATTGCGCCCCCCTTCATTTGAGTGCCCTGCCTTCCATCACGGAGACCTTCATAACGACCGAGGCAATCTCGTCGCGGATGTCGTGGTGCGTCCTGTCGTCCTCGGTTTCGTGCTTCTCGCGCAGGCGCCTCTCTTCGTCGAGGCTTCGCTTCATGTTGTTCAGGTCAGCGCGAATTGCCCCGTACACCGCCCCGGAGGAGCCGATGACCAGGACTAGCTGCAGCAAGAACGTCGGCGTGAATCCGTCCATCACACACCTTTCGGGACGGCCACAGCCGCAACAGCGGCATCGACTTCGGCTTGCGTGATGAGCCCCTTCGTCACCAGCACCGCGGCGAGATCGCCGTCTGCAATCCTCTTCGGCGGAGGCGGCGGGTTCAGGACTGCGTCGAGCTCGGCCTGCGTTGGCTCGCCGCCGATCGCGTCGACGAAGTAGAGGCCGACCTTGTAGCGCACGGCATCCGGGTGCTGGTCGGTGGCCGGGAAGTTCGGCTCTTTGCCGTGGTAGATGCAGCGAATCGCGCTCATGCCATGATCTCCGTGACTTCCGTGTAGGAGTTATAGACGGCACCGTACTGCTGTACCCCGCCCACGCCGTTGAAAGTGATCGTCGAAGCACCGTCACCTCCGCCAGCGCGCACTCTGATCGTGGTTGCTGCCGTTCCTGCAGATAGTATTTTTTTGTACAACCGCAGCGGCGTGATAGTTCCGGCAGTGCCGACGTTGAAGCGTTTCGCCGCGAGCGCGTTAGCGGTGGCGTCTTGGAATAGGCACACGACTACGCTGTTGGCGCTAGCCGATGCTTCCGTTTCGCTGTCGATACTCAGCACGTTCGCCGCACTCGTCGGCGTAATCGCCTGCGTCATGTACTGATCGCCCTCAGTAATCTGAGGGATCGTGTTGTCGTTCGGCACCAGCGTCGTGCCAGTGGTCATCGCGCCGGTGTCATTGCGCTGCACTTGAATCGTTTGCCCCGGCAGCGGATCGCCCTGCCGCTGGAGATGCTTCCTCGACGCCGCAGTCGCCCACGTTCCGGCAGTTGCTTGCCCGCTCTCGAAGGTCGCGTAGCCGAGCGTCGTGTACGCCTTCGACGTGACCGCCGTGCCGGTGTAGAAGGTCTGCGCGCTATCGGCTGCGCCCGCGCCGCCCTCGGCAGTGCTGGAGGCGATGCCCCATCCTTCGAGCGGGTAGATCGCCGTGACATCGCTGCCCGCGCCCGCACCAGCAACAGTCGTCAGGCAGTTGATGACGCCGAGGCGGTAGGTGCCAGCATCGTCGAACAGCACCGCCCACACTCGCGAGGGGATCGCATTGCGTGTGCCGAGCGTGCTACCGCTAGAGACGACAACGCTGTTCGCCGCCGTGATCTTTACCTCGGACGGTGCTCCGGTCGTCGCGGTCGCGCTGCGCACGAGGGCGAAAACCGGATCGGTGGCGCTCGGGTCGGTGCCAGCGAGGGTCTTGATCGCGCACGTCAGCGCGTTGCCGCTCACCGTCCAGTCGAGATAGCCGTTTCGCAGCGCCACCGCTTCGCTCGGGCCGCCGAGAAGGATCGGGCGGTCTTTCTTCAGCGCCGACGCGCTCGCGTCGTACACATGCACGAAGTCTTTGACGAGATCCGGCGCTGCATCCTCCGTCAGCGCGGAGGTCTGCACGCCGAGAGTCGTGCGCGCGGTCAGGGCGTCGGCATCGTCGAGCAGCGTGGCGATGAACGCGGTCGGCACGTAGACGCCGGAAAGTGACGTGGCCGGGTCGTAGTTCGAAAGCACCGGGCCGGTCGCCCACCCGAGCAGCTTCCCGACCGCCGGGGTCGGCAGCGTCGGATTGGCACCGGAGACATCACTGTCGCTCAGCGCGAGCGAACGCGCTTGCAGCGCGCTCAACTGCTGCGCGATCATCGTGATCCTGTCGAGCGCAGCCTCGGCGACTTCCGCGTCGCTCGCGTCGTTCTGCACGAAGTCGACTGCCTGAAGGATGTCGATGTTGCGAACGATGACGAGCGTCTGCGTCGCAGCAGGAGCACCGTATGGCGCGGAGCCGCCGGCGAGACTCACCGTGCCGACCGCAGGGCTGGTGCCGCCACCCGTCACCGTGTAGTGCGTATTCTCCGTGAGGAGCGTCGCTACACCGGTAGCGGTCGTGACGACGTAGACGTCCAGATCGCCCGAACTGAAGAAGACGACAGGCGACGTGGCGAAGCTCGTGGTGACGGCATCGCCGGTAAAGGTTTTTCTATTAAGCGCGCTGGCTACGGTCATAGGGTCACTTCCAGTTAATCATCCGAGGAGAAGCAGCAATGGATTCAGCCGCCTACGCTTTTGTTTCGCGACGAACGAAATCGGGTAGTCCATCTGGCCGACGGCGGGCACCGGAGGAGTAGCGGCTGCTGCGTTCTCGAACCAGACTCCGCTCGCCCACACCGTGGGCGCCCACAGCGCGCCCTTCCATACGCCATCTGCCTGAAGGCTCATACGTTGAACGGCGTCGCGCTGCCGTCACCGACAAGCGTCACGCCGTTCACAACCAGCAGGTTGACGTCGAGTTTGTTCGCGACGGTGAAGGTGAGGCTGTCGGTCTTCGCCTTGATCGCCGTGATGCTCGTGTTGTCCGGCGCGGTGTAGCCGGCGGTGGCGAGGCGCGTGCTGACTGCGGCGTCAAGCTGCCCGCCGAGATCACGGGCGGTCTGCAGCATTCCCGCGACCGTGAGAACGTCCGCCGGAATCTTGCCAGCGGCGTGCGCCGTGAGAGCAGCCCCATCGACCTGATCGACGTTTGCAGAAACCCGCGCCGTGACGCTCGCCACCGAGCCGACCACGTTCCCGCCGACGTTGCCGGTGACGCTGCCTACTGCTCCGGTGACCGAGCCAACTGCGCCCGTCACACTACCCACCGCCCCAGTTACCGAGCCCACCGCGCCGGTCACACTGCCAACTGCGCCAGTTACGCTTCCGACGCTGCCTGACAGGTTGCCGGTGATGCTGCCGGTCTGGTTCGCGCGGAAGTCAACGCCGCCCGTGCCCGCCGCTGCCTTCACGCCGTCGCTCACCCCGCCGTTGCCGCCGGTCGAGAGCAGGCCGTGCATGTTCGTCCCGACCGGCGCGAGGTTGAGGCCGTGTCCAGAGGTAGTCGTGACCTTGATGCCATCGCCAGATGTGCCGCCGCCGATGACGTTCACTCCGATGCCGGTCGCGCCACCCGTGGCCTTGATCGCTGCGCCCGTGCCGTTCCCTGCGATGTCGAAGCCCGCCCGGTTGAGCGTGCTCGGCGCCGAGATCGTCAGGCCGTCCGACAGCACCACGTTCCCGGTGTGCGTCGTGACACCTGTAACCGTGAGCGCGCCGAGGGTAGTCGTGCCGGCGTTGGAGCCGGAAATCATGTGACCGCCCGCTGCTCCGGGGGCGACGTTCGAGATGTAGAGCGCCTTGCCGACGCTGCTCGCGACGGTGAAGTCGCCAGCCACAGCGTCCTGCCACACGCCGGCCGCAATCGCGGCGGCGGTGAGCTGGTTCGTCACCGTCGTCACCGTCCCGACCGCGATGCCGGAGTCCACGACGTTCGACTGCGCGATACATTCGAGCGTAATAAGTTTCGCCGCCGCCCCCACGCTGTCCGCTGTCTTCGCGGCGATCCGTGTGGAGACCGCAACGGGGATCGGCGGGAAGATCGGACGGTAGGTGCGCGTCACCGTGCTGCCCGTGGACGGCGCAACGAGGTATTGCCCGACGATTGTCTCAGCGCCCGCGCCCCCGGTAGCAAGTTGCACAGAGATATAGGTCGCTGCCGTCGCGGCGGCTTCTTCCACATAAATGCCCGTGATGTAGAGCGCCGCAGCCGTGCTCGCGATTAGCTGCACATAGGTCGTTGTATAGACGTTCGCCGCGCCGCTCGTGACGGACGTGCCCGCCGCCGGGGCGGTCGGGATTTGGAAATGGCCTACGCCAGCAGTTTTAACCGACATTTTTCACTACCTTTGATCGCGTCATCTCGCCGTACTCATCGGGCACCATCATGCGATCGGCGCTCGCCGCCGCGCGCACCGAGTCAAGCCCGGTCTTGATGTCGGCGTGCATACGGCCGATTGCATCAACGAGCGGCGCGTGGTCGTTCTGCTTGACGGCGACCGTCGCTACCTGGCTGCGCAAAGCGGCCATCTCATCCCGCAGAAGGCGCACCTCGGACTCGGCGGTGCGAGCGCGCTCCTCGAGGGTGAGGATCAAACGCTTCAGTTGCCGCGCCGTCTCGTCCGGCATGCTGTCGGGCAGTGGGATCTCGCGGCCGTCACCGAGTTCAAGGATCACTTGACTCTCCGTTCGGGGGCCGGCACGTTCGTCTCAGCGTCGCGTGTCTGCTTGATGACCTTCTCAATCAGCTTCTCGCGCAGCTTCTCGCGCGACGGATCATCGGGCGGCAGCGCCGAGTACATGCCCTGCTTGCGCGCACCCTCGATCACCTTCTTGTAGACCTCGGCCTTCGCGAAGTCGGGGATCTGGCTCCAGTCGGACGAGTTCACGATCGGCGCCAGAATCTCCATCGCGTTCTTGCCGCTCACCTCGCGGAAGATGTCGCGCTGCGGCTCGGTCAAATCGACGCGCTTCTCTTTCGCGCTGAAGGGTGCGCGCTCCATCGCGAAGCGCGGCGCGTCCGCGATAGCGAGGTGCAAGCGCGCGGCCTCGGTGCGAACCTTCTCCTGGCTCACATCGCTCGTCGCCACCGGCAGGACGGCGAACCAGCGATCGTTCTTTTGCGGCTCGCCCCACACGTCGCGCTTGGGAAGCAGCTTCTCGCGCAGGAATGGCAGCTGACTCTGGATCGCGTCGAAGATGCCGTTCACTTCGCGCTTGTGCGGGTCGGCGGCAGTCACGACCTGACCGACCGCTTTCGGCACTAGCGAGGAAGCGTACTGCTCGAGGAAGTTCTCGCCGTAGCGGCCCGGGTCGGTGATCGCCTGGATGGCGTTCGACAAACCCGAGAGATACGTCGTGCTCACGGTCGCGTTGCCGAACATGAGGACGAGCATCGTCGCGATCTTCGCCTTGTCCTCTTTGTCCGTCGTGTTCCGATCAAGTTCGATGAGGTCCGCGGCGAGGCCGAGCACCTTCGCCACCGGCTCGATCCGCTGGTAGCTGTAATACTTCTCGCCGATCTTGATGCTGTATGGCTGCCAGCCAGCGGCGGTCTTCGTTCGCCTTTCCTCCTTGTCGAACATTCCGCCGCCGGTGAGCGAGCCATCGGAGGCGAGCGTGTACGCGGTGGCCGCGAGGCCGGTGCCGATCGCGACGCGCGCGACCGCGCGAGCCCGCGCTTCTCCGCCAGCAGAAAAATCCTCTCGCCAGCGGCCGGAGAGGAGGTTCAACCCCGGCGTGTGCTGCAAAGCCCACGACACGAGGTTTGCTGGCGTCCGCACGAATGGAACGATGAAGCTCAAGGCGCTGCCGGCCATTGCGCGCTGCGCGATCTCCATGCGCGGTCCGAGGCGCTGCGAGAAGACCGACTCGGCTCCGACGTCTTGGATTCGCTTGATGGCGGCTGCGGCGTCCTTCGCTTCCAGTCCGAAGTCCGGGCGCCCGGTATAGAGCGTCACGCGCTCGCGGCCCTCTGCCGTCTCGGGGTGCAACCCTTCCTTCACCGCGCGGTCCACCGCGAGCTTGTAGGCTTCGGCGCGCTCGGCCAGGGTGCGGAACAGCACGTCCTCGACCTGGAGCGCCCTGAACGGCAGCCGGATGACTTCGCCAGCCTTGCCGGGGATCGCCTCGCGGAACACGTCGGCCTTCTCGACGGACGCGCCCTTCATCTTCCAGACCTCGGCGGCTGCGAATATCGCCTCTTTCGAGCCGAGCTTGATCCCGTAGTACGGCGCGAAGGCGCGGGCCTTCCACTGCGAGAGCGTGAGCGGGTCGCCGTGCGCGGCCTTGTCGAGCGCGTAGAGCGATGCGGAGAGGACGCTCTCGGGGATCTCGACGAACATCTTCGTCAAGTTGCCCATGATGTTCGCCATGTGCGTCTGCGGACCAGAGAGGATGGCCGCGCGCCAGCCCTCGATCACTTGCTCCATCGTCGTCGCCTTGTTGTACTGGCGCGAGAACTCGGCCAACTGCGCCGGGTCTTTCATGTCCGCGACCATCTTCGCGATGTCTTGCAGCTTGCCTTTGCGCTCGGCGAGCTTGAGCAGCCCCTCAGCGTCGCCCAGGAAAGACGGGTCGCGCTTGATGGCGCGGAAGATCTGAAGGGCGCGGCCGGCTTCCGCGCCGACACCCTCGACTTCGGCCTTGAGCATGGCGACGCGCTCCAGGGCGGCGAGCGCGGAGAGCTTTGCGGCCGGCGAAAGTTCCGCCTCAGGGATACCGGCGAGCTTCTTGAACTCACCGACGGCGTGAGCGGTCGCGCCGCGCAGCAGGTGCGCTCGAGCATAGATCTCGGCCGCGTTTCCAGCCTCGCCAATGACGTGCGGTGCGATGGAGCCGTCCGATACCTGCTTCAAGCCCTCGGCGGCGGTCGTCGCATTCGGCACGACGCCGCGGGTCTGCGCGTTGATCTCGGCCTGATACAGCCCGGTGACTTCGCGCAGCACGCCCCTGGCCGTCTCGCCGTCGGCGATGTACTCGTACTTGACCGGATCGGCCTTGTCGAGCTCCAAGGCGCGCGGCTCGTCGGTCATGTTCTTGCGGAGCACTTCGGGGCGCGCGTCCTTGTCGAGCGCCGACTCGATGCGCTGCTCGAGCGCGATCTGGCCGTAGGGCTGGGGCAGTTCGCCCGGCTTCGGCGGGTTCTTCAGCGCCTCGGCAAGTGCCGGGTCGACCTTAGCGTCGGCGGCGATCTGCTCTGGCGTGCGCCCCGTCTCGGCGAAGATGTGGTACATCCCGCGCGCGACGTGCGCGGACGCCTTCACGCCCCCCAGCAGGATCGCGTTGTCCATGAAGTCCTGCCAGGCCGGCATGTGCCCTTCGAGGGCCGCGCCGGTCGTCGTGAGGGCGGTGATCTCGGCCCCGGTGGTCCCTGCCACCACGGCTGCCCTGCCAGCGGGCGCGAGGATCGGCGCCACGACACGCCCAGCGCCCATCGTCACCGCGCCGAGCACAGCGCCCTTGGCGCCCCCCTTGGCCGCGGCGAAGCCCACCTCCTGCACGCCTTCCCAGGTCGTCGCGTAGTTATGGGTGTACGCCTCGATCAGCGCCTCGCGCAGCGCCATCGGGGCGGCGAAGGCGCCTACCGCCGAGGCCATCGGGCCGCCTTTGCCGCCGGTAACAACCTGCGCCGCAACGCCCCCGGCGACCATCGCCGGCACGTCGCCGACAAGCTGGCCTACCCCGGAAGCGAGCCGGTGATACCAGGGGGAGTCCGGGCCAAGCTCCATGTCCGGCAACTTGCCGCGCTTGGCGAGGCCGCCCGAGGACGCCTGGAGGCCGGCGATGAACGCGTCGCCGAAGTCCCGCGCCTGGTGGCCGCCGGGAACAGTCGTACCGAGGATCGGATCGCCAAACGCAGTTGTAGCGGTCGGCTGCGTTACGGTATCACTCTCGGGCGCGAGGAAGCCGGCCACTACGGCGCCGCCATGTCAGAAATTTGGCCGCTGACGGTCGGACCTTTCGGTTCGGCTTTCTTCGCCTTGCCTTGCTTCACGCCACGCACGCCCTTGGAGTCAACGTACGTGGTGTTCGGCTCAAGAGCGTCATACTCCGCTTGCGTCGTGACCGTCACGGCCTGCGGCAGCGCGTCCTTCATCTTCGTGCGCGACAGGCCGATCGACTCGCGCATGAACTCTGCCGAGCCAACGTAGTCCTTGCTGTTCACGTCGAACAAGGCGCGCAGCCCGGGAGCGTCGTTCGCAGCGCGCGCCTCGGAAACCTTGTCGCGAATGCGGCCAGCATAGTCGTTGATGACTTCCGCTTTTTGTGCCGCATCAAGGCCGAGCAAACGCGGATCGGCGTTGACAACCCGGTCGTAGACGCGCGACAGGCTGTTGATGCTGGTTTCGATCTTGCGAAAGTTCTCGTCCTTCTGGCCGGCGACGATGCTGCGCAGCCGCTCGGCGTCGGTGACGTTGAGGTCGCCGCGCGCTGCCGCCGCGAAAATCTTGTCGCCGTTGAGGATCTTGCGCGGATCGCTGTCGGGCGCCGTCGCGTCGAGGTACAACTGGCGATAGACCTCCTGGTTCGACTTCTTCTCGCCGTTCTGCGTCTCGTGCGTGCGCTGCTGAATGAGCAGTTGCAGGTGCTCGCGCGTGCGGCGCTCTAGCGTCGGATCGTCGCGGATTACCTCGCTCAACCCGGCGATGCTCTGCTTCCGGTCGCTGATCTGCTTCGAGTAGTTGTCGGCCGACGCCTCGCTCCTCTCGACAAGCTGGCGGTGCTCTTCCACGCGAGCGGTGTTCGCCTCATGCTCGCGGCGGCTCTTTTCCGACACCGCCGCGTGCTGCGCAAGCTCGCGCTGCTCGGGGCTGAGATCGTACTGGCCGGCAGACAACTCTTTCGCCACTGCTGACGGGTCGCCGGTGCGGATGGTCGCCAGCACCGCCGACATATTCAACTGCTTCGTCAGGTGGTCTTTGAGCTCCTGCTTCTTCTCCGGGCTGATCCTGTAGGTGTCGATCGCGGCGTTCAGGTTCTCGATGGCGAACGGCAGGTAGGTCGGCTGAGTCGCGATGATCGCCGACTCGTTGTTCAGGATCTTGCTTGTGTCCGCCTTTGCCTGCGAGAACGCGCGCTGGACGTTGATGCGGTTCGCCTGCTCATCGAACATGAGCGCCGCGTTTGCGGCGCCGATCTGCACCGACGACGAGCCTTTCTTCGTCGCGAAGCCTTCACCGATCTTGTCGATGTCGGCCATCATCTTCTCGCGGATCTTGCCCGTATCCGCGCCAGAGAGCGCCGCGTCGTCCAGTTCCTTCGCGACCCTAGCGCGAACATCCGACAGGCCGACTTGCGCCTTGCGCGTCTCCTCCTGCGCTACCTGCTCCTCGTAGGCGTTCGCGGCGCGCTGCGCTGTATGCGAGACGCTCTGGAGCGCAGCACCCGTCGGGTCGTCGGTCGCCGCATCCGCACGCCGACCGCCGTTGATCGGCAGATGGCCGAGCTCCGCGCTGAAGCCGCCGGTAGGAAGAAGCGGCATCTCAGCCGCCTCGATTCAGCGTGGAATCCGCTTTGTAGTAGTTGCCAGCGCCGTACAGGAGCTCGCTGCCGGCCTTCATATAGCCCGCCGTCTGCTGGCGCTCGCCCGCGAACGCATCCAACCCGGCCGTGTTGTTGAACTGCCGCTCGCCGAGCGCGCCGCGGTACTTGATGTATTGCTTCTCGAGCTCGCTCTGCGCCGCCGCGTCGCCAAGAACGTCGAGCACGCTGCCCTCTGTGCCACTGCCGCCGGACTTGCCCTGCGCAGCACGGATGGAACCGAGCCGCATGAACGTCTCGCGATCGTGCTGGACCGCCAGGTCTTCAGCTTCCTGCTTCGCGATCTGCGCGTTCTGCTGGTTGACTTTGACGTTGTAGTTCGCCGCAGCCTTGGCGGTTTCGCCTTGCTGGATGGCCGCACCGGCGCCCACGACTGCGGCGGCGGCGACGATGAAGGGGATTGCGACAGCCATTAACTAATCCTCCGATACCCGACGTGATCTTCTCCGGTCGGCCCGTACTGCTTCATGCAGGGCGTCTCGATTTCAAACCCGAGCAGCTTCGCCCACCGATGACCGGCGAGGAAGTCCGCGCGAACCGTAAGCTCCACGCGACCGCGCAACTGCTCCAGCCGCTTCAGCGTCTCCTGCGTGATCCAGAGCATGTGCGGCCCGGTATCGAGGCTCATATGCGCCCACGCCATGTGACGGCCGGGCCAGAGTTCCATCGTGCCGGCCACGGCGATAGGGTCGCCATCGACGACGCCGGTCCAGGTGTTGCAGCGCTCGAGCAGCGCCAGCGTCGCCGGATCTCTCCCCACGTTGCCAACCTGATCTACGGCCGGGCCGCGCTCGGCGAGCCAGTGGTAGTGCCAGCGGCAGAAGGGCACGACGTTACGAATCACTGCGCCCTCCGCAAGTAGCTAAGGGCGGCTTCGATGACTGTCGCGCTGTCCTGCAGCGCGCCAATGCCGCTGTTGCAGGAATGACAGAGGATGCCGCGCACTTTGCCTGTGGCGTGATCGTGATCGACACACCAACCGTGGCTGTTCGGCGAGTCCGTTCGGCAAATAGCACAGGCATCGCCTTGCCCGACGAGCAGCGCTGAAAAAGCCGTCGTCGTCAATCCGTAAGCGGTCCTTAGATACCGCTCTCGCGACATTTCCTTTCCACGAACGGCTCGGTACTTGCGCGCAATTTCTTTCACACGCTCTGGATTTTTATCTCGCCACCGCTTCGCTGCTGCCGCGCGATAGTGCTTGCGATCAGCGTCAGACATTTTCGGATAAGCCATTTAGCTGTCGTCCGAAATCTCAAACTGCGGCATCACGGCGAGCACCACGGCCGGAAACGGCCCGTCCGCGCGCCAGTACACCTGGCCGAGCTTGTCGAAATCCCCCTCGAAGCGCTCGCGCACGACGCCGGTGAAAAGAGGGGTAGCTTCCCCGAATCTGTCGCCCCACTGCCGAACGATGAGTTCGGTCAGCGTGTCGGCGTCCGGCCCAAACTTCAGGCCGAGCGTATCGACCAGCCAGAACCCGATGCGGCTGATCTTCTTGATCTTGCCCTGCGAGGAGCCGTCCTGTGAGCCGCCATCGAGCGGCAAGGTCTGCCCGTCGCTGTTGTAGTAGTAGCCGAGCGTTACGATCGTGCCAGCGCGACCGAGCGTGATCTTGCCGTTCGTCACCGTCTGCGACGGGTGCTTCGTGCCATCGACGTAGACGCCGACTTCCTGGCCCTCGAGGTGAAAGAGGCCCGTCACGCTGGCGGACGCAGGTGAGTTCACCACGGTCCAGCCGCAGTCGACATAAAAGGCGTCTTCCTGGAAGTCCTCGACCTCCCACAGCTTGCTCATGTACTCGACGTAACGACGTGACTGGCCGTTGATGTAACGCCGCACGATCATGTACAGTTCATCGCGCGTCGCGCTCGGGTCCGTCACAACCGCGACACTTTCGACGACCGGCACCAGCGTCTTCGCGGCATTACTGAAACCGCCGAGCTCGTGCCGGTGCCAGCCGACGACTTCCTGGTCGCGCTCATACGTGAGGCCGAGCAGCACGCCATCGCCGCGCACGCCCCACACGATCGCCTGGGGCTGCTCCTGGTAGACGATCTCGTTGACGCTCGGGCGCGTGATGTGCTCTGCGAGCACGCTCATGTCCGGCGCCTTGAAGCCGTCGACCTCGAAAACGTAGGCGAGCTCGCGCACCTTGCGGTTGGCGCGCTGCACGAAAAGCGTCGCCTTGCCGGCGTTGACTGGCGCCACCTCGGCGCTACCGTGGCGCGAAGCGGGCTTGCCGTTGATGTTCGTAGGCGTCACAGCCTCGGAAAGTGAGGACGCGCGCACCAGCCACTCTCCGCGGCTTGTGCCGACGAGGAGCGCTTTCTCGTTCGGCGCCATCCAGCGGATCGCGTTCACGTCGTCGGAATTGAGGGTGAACGCCACCGCGTTGTCGGCGGCGATCGTGCCGTCATTGGCCGAGGGCGAGAAGTTCGTGTAGCTGCTCGACTTCGAGCCGTCGAGACGCTGCAGCGCAAGCGCGGAGCCTGCCAGGAACAGCCGATCCTCATAGAACGCGCCGCAGGACGGGAACCCGGTCGTGGTCGACCAAAGGCCCATGCGCCATGTCGACTTTGCGTTTATGTTCGTGAGCGTCGCGAGCACAGTCACCGTAACGACCGTCGTCGACGTGTAGCCTGTGATGAGGACGTAGCCCCACGTCGTTCCTTCACGCAAGCGAATGAAGCGTCCGACGTCGGTCGAGAGAAACCCCTGCCCGTTGTTGATGCCAGTCACCGCACTGGCCGTGAGCACCACGCCAGCGCCGGTTGCCGCGCTCGGCGTCAACGTGGTCGTTGTCGTGTTCGTCTCGCCGTACGGGCCATCGGTGAAGGTGATGTCCGAGAGCGTCCATACGAGCGCGGAGGTCCGCACAAGCTGCTTCGGCGGGAAGTTGGGGTGCAGGAGATAGAGAACGTCCGCCGACTGCACGAAGCGGATCTCGGCGAGATCGGTCTGCGCGAACGTCGTCGTCACCTCGAATATCTCCGCCGCCGTGCCGCCGGAGGTATACGTGTCGTATCCGGTGCTGTTGATGTTGTTGCCGTCGGAGTCCTGAAGCTCGAACGTGTTCGCGCCAGCGTTCACGTTCGCAACCTTGATCTCGCGATTGTTCAACTGCGTCATGCCGACGATGCTGCTCAAGTAGACGCGATCGCCGTTGGCGTACGTATCCGCGCCGGCGTACGTCAGCACCGCCGGGTTCGCCTTGGTGATCGCGGTGATGCTTTGCGTCGCCTGCGTGAGCAAACCGTGCAGCGTGAAGAAACGAATGTAGTTGTGCCCGAACTCGAGTACGTAGGTCTGCGTCACCGAATACTGAAACGGGACAAGACGCGAGAGTTTGTCGTGGAACTTCGTCTGCTGGAGGAACGCCGTGCCCGGGCGCCGCGTCCAGCCGCCCTGCACCATCGGCAGGCCGTTCAGGCAAACGAACAGACCCGAGGCGTACTTCGCGATGTCCTGGCGGCCGAGCATGAGACTGCTCAGTTCGCCAGCGTTGAAGGCGTGCTGGATGTTCGAGGCGCGGCCCATTAGTTCCTCGCCGTGATCCAGCTATCTTCGGGGGATTCTTGGGCTGCCTTCTCGATGGCACCGCTCTTTTTCGCTTCCGCGATGGCGGTGTTGAAGTCGTCGGTGATGCTGTCTTTCGCCGTGGTGCTGCCGGTCACTTCCTTGCACGTCTTCAGCGCGAGAGCGCACTCGAGCGCGTCGATGAACAGCGCATCGTAAAAGTTCGGATCGGTGACGTCGGCGAGGTAGCGGACCTTTAGCGGCGACTTGTCATCGGTGACGATGTAGACGCCGATGTCCGCATCGGACTCGATCTTCCAGTCGACCTCGAAACCCGACTCGTCATCGCGGATGATCCGGATGTAGTCGTTCGGCAGGACATAGCGGTTGTGGCTGCCCCACGCGGTTTGACCGCCGTCCGCGGCGATCGACTTGCGGCGGATCGCGAAGCCCCAATCGTACTTGCGCAGAAGCGCCTTGCGCGTCGGCTCGAACGCGAGGTTCATCGTCCGCGCGTTCGGGTTGTTCTGCGTCAGGGATTCGAGCTTCTGCGAAACGCCGAGGCGTTGCAGGGCGCCGTTGGCGATTGCAACTTTGGAGGTCGCCATGTGCGGCCTCCCTTACGGCACTTCGATGTCGAGGGTGATGCCGAAGGTGTTGACGACGCCGAGAGGCGTCCACGCGGCAAGAGCGCGTAGAACGGCGGTGAACTGCGCTCCGGTGGCGCCGAGAACTTGGCCGTCCGTGAGGAAGGAATAGCTGAAAGCGTAGACCGGATACTCGAGCACGTTCGTCGCAAGCGGCTGCACCAGCGTCGGCATCACCCACTGGCCCTGCGTCTTGGAGGCCGCAACGGTGCCGAGTTCGCCAGTCCAGCCGGTGTCGTCAAAGCGGAAGCGCGCAACAGCCTTGGCGCGCGTCGCGGCGGTGATCGGATTCGTCACGTTGTCGCCGACCGCTGCCGGCACGTCGGCCGTGCGGAAAATCAGGAGCTCGATGTCCGAAGCCGTGGTGACGACGTTCGACGCGTCGCCGGTTGTCAGATCGAGATGCGCGGAAAGGATCTTGCCTTGCTCGAGGCCGCGCATATCGAACGTGGCGCGCACGACTGAGCCAGCGGACGCGCTGTTCGAAATCTCGTCACCGGCCGCGTACGCGGTGGCGTCCGCCGGGCGGGCGATTGTGCTACGGGGGCGGACGATGCGGCTCATTTACGAGGCCGTGGAAACCGGCCACACCTTGATGGTTTCGATGCGCTCCGAGATCAGTTGAAGCGCGGCGGCGAGACGCAGCTTGCCTTCCGTGCCGCTGAAGACCGTGGTATCGAAGTTCACCTGAACGACGTTGCTCGAGTCCAGCGTGCCCGACCCGGTGAAGAAAACGACGTCGCCACCGACGAGTTGAATGCCATCGGTCACCGCCATACCGCAACCAGCTACTGCCATGTCGATCTCCTCGTTACGTGCAGGTCGTCGCTACGACGAGAGCCTGCTTGGTTGTTTCGACGTTCTGCCCGCCAGCGCCGTCATGGAAAGCGCCCATGCGACTGAGCCAGTCCTGCACCAGCGCGACGACTTGCGCGTTGGTGTACGCCGCGTTCGTGACGATCGCGATGTTCGGGCCGAGAGGGATCATGCTGGACGCGGCGGAAAGCGTGCCGTCGATATCCAGAACCCAAGACCCGACCGTGGCCGAACCAAACAGCTTCCACGACTTCGTGGTGTTCGCCGCCGGAGTCGGACCCTTGAAGTCGGTAGGAATCGCCATGCCGTTCCTCGATGCTCCCGACGCGCCGAAGCGCGCCGGGATACTTCAGCCCTTACTCGGGCAGGACGTAGTCGACTTCGACCAGCACGTCTTGCGGCGTGCCGATCACCGTCGCGATGGTCAGCGCGATGTCGACTTCCATGTCGCCGGTCGCGCCGGCGGTGCTGATCGCCGTGACGAACGCGGTCGCCAGGTCGTCCTTGCGCTGCACCGGCGTGCGAACCGTGTCCACGCTGGCGCGGTTGTTCGCCGCACCGAGCACGAACGCGGTCGCGAACACGGCGTCCGAGATCGCGATGCCGTTCGGGCGATAGAGGCCCGCCTTGACGGCGCCGGACGTGGTCGTCGGGTTCGTGCAGTACACGCCGAGGACGCGCGCCCGGACGGGCACGCGAACGAAGGTGTACCACTGCCCGGTGGTGCCGCCGGTGATGCTGGCGGCAGCGATGTAGCCCTGCGCGGTGCGGATGGGCGCCCCTTTCTTGAGGACGCTCGTCTTGGTGATGGGCGTCGCGTCTTGATCTAGGACGTTTTGCGCGGTGGTTACGAGTGCCATGTCTGCTTCCCCTTAGATCTGGTCGTCGCAGAGAACTTGGATCTGCTTGCCCGCCTGCGTGCGGGTGGCGCCGAGAGTCATGCACAGGTAGACCTGCGTGGCGTACGACTTGTCCGCGCGCGGGCCGATTTCGGTCATCAGGTCTTTCCAGATGCCGAGGTACATGCCCGACTTGAGCCACACCGGGATCAGGCGGTTGCCCGAGGTGATCGTCAGGCGCTCGGTGATGATGAAGTCCACCCCCATGAAGCGCTTGACCTTGCCGTTTTCGAGGACCGCGCTGTTGCTGTAGTCCTTGTTGACTACCTGGATTTCCTTGAGCAGCGAGTCGTGCTCGTAGCTCGAGATGGCGCCGTAGACCGACTCCATCAGTTCGCCCTTGTTCGCGAGCATGAGCTTCTGGATCGCCGACTGGAGCTTGGCGACGTTGAGCGCGCTGGCGGTGCCGCCGGTGTTCACACCCACCTGGTAGTCGGTGGTGTTGAACGACTCGGAGGTCGTGCCGTTCTCGCCCTTGTAGTTCGTGCCGAAGATCGCCGTCAGAATGACGTCGTCCTTGGCGCGCTGCATCGCCGCGGCGCCGGCCCGAGCGTACGGGCTGGTGAGGTCGATGATGGCGCGCAGCTGGTCTTCGTTGTCGACGAGCGACGCCCACTCGTAGTCGAGCGGGAAGACCCAACGCTTGTCTTGCGACAGGTCGAGCAGCGGGGTGTCCGCGTGCCGGCCGGTCTTGAGTTGCGCGGTGGCCGAACCGAACTGCTCGACCACGGACGCGGCCTTGCCGACGTGGGAGCCTACGGTGACGGCGCTGGAGAGTCGCGAGCCTTCCTGCTGGAGC